AAACATCGAAAGATGAAACAATTTCACCAGGTAATAATACTGGTGCTAAATTGAATTGATGTTGATGTTGCCCAACAGTTATAGTTTCTTGACCACAATATACAGTTCCCAAACTACCATAAGCACAACCTGAAATAATGTAATCACAATTCGCAGTTGCTGGTGAAGTGTAGTTAGGTTGATTCCAAAGTATCAATTTGAACTTCGTATTATCTTGTAATTCAACCTCAAGATATTGAGTCGTTACAGGACAAGTTGGAGTTGGTGTTGGAGTACCAGTTCCTGTTTGAGTTGGTGTTGGAGTACCAGTTGGTGTTGGTGTAACTGGTGTTCCTGTTGGACTTGGTGTTGGAGTTGGACTAACAAATGGATTGAATGCAGCATCACATCTATCAAGAGGTGTCTTCACTTCGATCGTTACTTCAGCAACCCATCCCCCCAATAAGTCATCATACTTTTCTAAAAATGGGGTGCAAACAATCGGTGTATCCAAATAATATAACTCATTGAAATTACCTAATGACTCAGAAACAGATAATCTAAACTGACCCAATATGTCATCCATGATTTGTAGTGTATCTGATAATACATCTACTTGGTTTTCTAAACTTCTCTGTATAATGTCTGATACAATGAATGTGAATTTATATTCCATAAATCCAAACTTCTGTATAACATCCTGTGGAACAACATAAAAATATGGATAATATGGTGAGTTGAATTGTGTATTATCTTCCTTCAACCTCATCTCATTCCAATAGGTAAATTCATCCATCTTACCAAATCCATAAGATTGAATCTGTTTGTGATATTCAGACAATATTCTAAAATCGTCTGTAAAGGTTTTTAGATTGATTCCATTGGGGTGAGTGATTGATGAACCAGTCCATTCATTAAATGCTGCCGCACATCTGTCTAATGAAGTCATTGTCTTGATTCTCAATAGACCATTCCAACCATTTAGATCGTCATCCTGTTCCCCTAAAAATGGGGTGCATGTAACATCATCATCAACATAGTATTTGTCATAGTAATTACCCAATATATTTGTTGTGGATAACCTGAATTGAGATATTACATCTTGAAGTATTTGTAAGGTGTCTGACAATGTGTCCTCATTATTCTGTAATGAATCTTCAACAATATCTGATACTGTTGTATTGAACTCCCAAACTTTATATTGTAGGTCATTCTCAACCTTTGATGGAACGATGTATAATAGGGGATAATATGGAGATTGATATTCCGTATTATCCTCTTTTAATCTTGATTGTGTCCAATAGGTTAGTTGATCAATATCCCCCAATCCAAACGAATTTAATTGTTTGTGGAAATTAGCCAGTTTTTCGAAGTCCGTTGCCAGTGTCTTAAAATTGACTTCCTTTGGAGTTGGACTTGGGGTTGGAGTTGGTGAGGACATATTATTTGTTCTGTATCTGTTTTATTTTTTCTTCTTGCTGCTTATTGTAATCCATAAGGAAAGAAAGATGATTGAGACAAGCCACAAGGGGGAGGTTAGTAACACTATCAATTTTCCAAACTTTGTTTTCTGCGAGGAAACTAATCGCTTGATACCATCCCCAAAACTTGCCCATGCTATTTTGGTTCTCATCATCCACCACATCACTGGACTCTTGGAATAAAGTGTGGTAAGTTCTTGCAATCCCTTTGCTAAATTCAACAAAAAAAAAATCGCTCCTTCAACATACTTCACAGGTAAGTCCTTGAAATCTTCTATTCTTGCTGTGATGTCAGAGTTTCCATATTCAACCCCATCTTCACAAAATAAATAGGCGGCAAGTTCATTTAGATTAGCAACCTTATATGGTTCATCCTTTTTCATAAATGTATCAATATCCACAAATTGACCAAATGATACTTTATTCAAATCAACCAAATTGTAGGTAATCCCCTTATGTTCGATTGTGGTAAATAACTTTTTTGATTCCTGATTTAGATACCTCCACAACTTGTCACCAGCAATTCTAATTTCAAGTGCGTCAGCACTTTTAACTTCCTTCATTGATAATCCTGTAACCTCAGAAATCATTTTGACATACATCTCTTCCTCATCTAAAAGGTCTTTGTATATCATCACATTTTTCCATGATTCTATGGTTGGCTCTTTAACTTCGTATTTCTTACCCTCGTGCTCTATGTAGGTTGTTTCCATATATCTATAAATATCTTTTATTTTAATCTCTCATTTTACATCACATAGACACCAGTATTTCTCATTATCTTCATTTGTAAGACATACCTGAGCGCATCGATGATGTGATTATTTTTATCTTCGGGTTCATCTAAATTGTTCCCATTTTTATCTGACTTCCATACATAAGAGTTTAACTCCATTTGTAAGTTTAAGGAGTTTCTATGTATGAATAAATTGTGTCTTTTGATTTGGTCAATACCTGATAGGATTGTATCCTTCTTGACTGGTTTTGCGTTTATTCCCGATCGGGACATCTCCGCTATTGCCTGGGGCGCTGAGGAATCTACTATAAAATCGTCAGTTAGATTGATACCCAAATCTTTAATCTTATAGATAAAATCAGGTATGGTTGTATTCCTCAAATACAACAGTTCCTCACAATAAATTGAATCCCCATCTTTATACACTTTGACTAATGTGTTGGGGTCATTGAACCCAATGTCTATTCCGTATCCCAATAGTTTTGCTCCCTGTGGTAATTCATCGTAAATCTGTTGATGACTGAATACAACTCTGGTTGGAATACCTTTCTGACCAAGACCAAATACCCTCCAAATTTGAGGGTCTCTTGTTCTTAGTTTCTCAATCTCCTCCACTTGTTGTTGGGGTAGAAATGGATTGTCGAGGTAAGTCACAATCGTATAAAAAGTGTCTGATTGTTTTTCCATATCATACAACCATGACTGCCATAATGATGGGTTGAAGTCCAATATCATTCTCTCACTGGTTCGTAGTGATAGTTGGACATATTCATCATAGGTTATTTCTGTTGCTTCATTCACAAAACAAATATCTCTTTTACGACCCCTGACCTTTTCCTCCGTATCGAGAGAGAACCATTCAATAATGTTTGACCCAATCTCAACATAACCATCTACCGAGTGCCATTTGTTGGAGTCATACATATCTAATTTAATTAGTATGTCTTTGAGATCTCTGAGGACTGAACCTTTGAGTGAGGGGAGTGTCTTACGGACAATGGAATATACTTTATTCTCCTCATTGAGAATGTTTATCACCATCCATAAAATAATGTTATATGTTTTCCCCGCACGAGAAGAACCCTGAAATACATAGTTTCTGTAATCAGGGTTCAATAGGTCTTCAAAGGTCTGTGTGGTTTGTATCTTCAACAGGTTATTCTTTAACTTGAATCTTCACAGTTTCTGTCTGTGCTGATTTTGATGCCTTCCACTCCTCGTGTTTTTTGTATGCGAAATTGACTGCTTTTTGCCAGTTGTCTTGGTTCTGTGCGTTTCTGTTTTTAACTCGTTTGTTGTGGGCTTTTCTCCCACCTCTTACTTTGCTTCTTGGCATATTATTGATTTCTAAATATTACAATCATTAGTGGTTTAATGTAACCTATTGATTTTGGGTCATCTTCACTCCCATCATCGTGTCCGAATCTGAATCCCCTGTTTGGCTTCTCTAAAAACCTTATCTCACAATTTGGATTATTATAAATGTATTTGTGAAAATATCTTGTATGAGTCGATGCTGGTATCAACATTACTATTGTTGCTTTTTCCTTGAAAGCCTTTTCAGCAAATTTGCCGATATACATATCAAACATTGGATGTAGATAAACAACTTCACCTGTCCAATCCTTATCTAAACAACTATTTTCTTTGGTATAATATCTTGGTAATAAATGATTTTCATCACTAGCACAAGCATCTATTGTAAAGTTAAATTCTTTTTTTAATGATTCCCAAATATCAGGTGGGGTTCTTAGATATTTCATACTCTTTGATGTTGAGAATGAAAGTGTATTTTTTGCTATTGTTCGTTTCATCTGCCTTGTCCTCTGTATTTTTTAGGTTTCTGGTCTTTACCACTAAACTTTTTTCTTGCTACCCCTTGTTTCTTTTTGTTGAGTAGGATTTTTCTCTCGGAAGTATTACTTGTCTTCTTTGCCATCTATTGCCTTTTTAATAATTTCAATCTCAATCTTTTTATTGGAGTCAATCTTTTCACCCTGAGTTGTAATATCAATCTTATTCTCAGCGTTCCACTCGTCCTTAAATCTATTGCGAAGTATTAAACTGTAAAGTTGTGAATTTACCTGTTTTGATGTTCCTGATGCAAATGAGTTTCTTGAAATAGAAACCCACCAAGCATGCGATAATGTCCTCATCTGTGAGACGATTTCCGAAAATTGAGATTCTTCTTCCATTAAACGATAGAATGTATCATTTGAGATATTTAGATATGCTTTGATATCCACATCTAACATTCCCTGTTCCCCCATCTTTATGAGTTCTGTTTTCCAATCTTTGGGAAACTCATCAATAGTTATCTTGGGTCTTCCAACAGGATTACCAGTTGCTCTACTTGGTCTTCTAGCCATGTTGTAATTGTCTGTCTAGTTTATCGATATGGGTTCTCATATCATTCATACAAGGGATATCACAGTATCCATAAATTGCTGGTCCTCCTGTTCTGATTAGGAGTTGATATACAAAATCTCTTTCTACTTGTTTCTTATCTCTTGCGTTGATGTAATCCTTTGCTCTTATTACTTCCTCTATGGAGTAATTTAAGGGGGCGCCAGCAACTTGAATTACCTGAATTGGTGTTATCCCCTTCGGGACTAGTTTCTCCTCTGTATTGGTCTTATTTTTACAATTGCACATTTCGTCTTTCTCTTAGTATTTTTCTAATTTTATTGATGTCCCTACTAACACTATTGAGAGGTATTGTTGTTCTCTTTGAAACTTTTGTAATTGAACATCCTTCTTCAATATACATTTCCATTAGTCGTTTGTAATACCAGTCAAGTTTATCTAATTCTTGATAAACCCAATCTAGTGTTATTATAGGTTCTTCCTCTTCTTCTAAATATTCTATTTCAATATCC